TGAAAATTCCTTGATTTTTTTCCCATCATGGTTACAACATGAAGTACAAACAAATAATTCTAATGATGACAGAGTTATTATTAGTTTTAATATAAATTGGAGAAACACTGATGCCGATAGTTGAACCTGCTGAATTATTAGGTCATATTACGACTGAGGATGGAAGAAAGATTCCTCATTATAAAGTAAAAACTGAAACAACGCTTACACATGTAGATACTGGTGCTGAGTATAATTCTGAAGCAGAAGCTCAAGCTGACGTTGATAATCCAGGAACATCTACAACTGCTGAAAAGATAAGAAGAGACGTAAAAGTATTTGCTCCCTCTTTAGCAGACATGGTAGGCAAAACTCCAAAGTAGTTGTACATTGCAGCAAATTTAGACGACTGCGCTCTTATAATTAAAGATTTTTTACCTTTAGATCTTTTTAAATCTGTATCTAATTATGATTACAATTCTAAATACTCTACAAAATCTTCTACAAAATTATGGGGTGAAGATCTTTATAAAGATGACAAGGGAGTTAAAACTTTAGAAAGAGTTATATCTTTTTATAATATTGCTTCAATTAAGTTTGACAAAATAGAAAGTGAAGAAAGTATTTTTAAAAATGTTTTACAGATTCTTAAAGATTGTCCTTTTATACCTTATAATAAAAAATCGGATATAGTGTTAAACTATTATGAGTATCAAAAACATTCAGGAATAAACTGGCACGATGATGGTCAAGATACATTAAATTATTCTTTTTATATTCACAAAGAATGGAACGAAAATTGGGGCGGAGAAACTTTAATTGACACAAATAGAGGCTTGCCTTTATCTGTTACTCCACATCCTAACTCATTAGTTGTTATTAAATCAGGTATTAGACATAAAGTTTGTTCTGTGGTAGGACCTGAAAAAAGAAAAGTTTTACAAATAAAGGGAAGTTTTTATAAATAGTTGTGACAATAGGTGTTAATATATCACACGACTCTTCAATATGTATTAAGAAAGATAATACTATTAAATTTTTTGAAGAAAGTCGTTTTAGTAAAAATAAATATTGGGAGCCCACCAAAGAAGATTTTATTTTTAGTTGTTTTAAAAACATAGATTATTTTGATGATACTTTTGTGTTTGCCTCTTATGGTAGACAAAACAATGAAGATGAAACAATAATCAAAAATATTTGTAAAAAATATAATATAAAAAATTATTTTTTTAATTCTCTTTCACATCATATATATCATGCTTGTTCCTCTTTCTACGCTTCATCTTTTAATGAAGCTTTATGTGTTGTTATTGATGGTAATGGATCAAGGTTGCCTCAACAGGATACTTTTCAAGAGGTAGATAGTATTTATTATATTGATAACACTTGCATAAAACCAAAGTATAAAAATTACAGTAACGCTAGGTATTCTACTTTATGGTCTAATTTTGACGATAGAGAAAAACTTTTACATTTAATTAATCAAGTATGGGAAAATTCAACCGAAGATAAATTAAACAATAATTATTTTATAGAAAATAACTGCTCAACAAGAATGACAAATTTTTATAATCCTGGATTATTATTTAATCATTTATGTACAACTTTACATTTTTACGACAAAAGAACTCATCATGCAAAAGCTGGTGAGGCTATGGGCTTATCTTCTTATGGCAAAAATTATGGAAAAAGAGATGAAGATTTATGTAAACAAGTTCAAGAAGCTACAGAAAAATACACAATAGAATTAATAGAAAAAGCTTTAACATATAGTGATACACGAAACATTGTTTTATCAGGTGGTTATTTTTTAAATTGTGTAAACAACTATAAATACACTCAATACTTTAAAAATATTAATTTTTTTATAGACCCTTGTCCTCATGACGGAGGGACAGCTTTAGGAGCGGCCGTTTGGTATGATTATTACAGATAAAAAAGAAGCTATTGATAAAATTTTAGAACAACAAATTGTTGCTATTTTTCAAGACAGCTCTGAATATGGTCCGCGGGCCTTGGGTAATAGATCTTTATTGTTTGATCCTAGAAACAAAAATGGCAAAGACATTGTTAACAAAATAAAAAGAAGAGAATGGTTTAGACCTTTCGCAGGAACTGTATTACTCGAACACGCACAAGATTGGTTTGAGATGGGCACTATAAAAGAATCGCCTTACATGTCTTACGCTATACCTGTTAAAGAAGAAAAGAAAAAATTAATTCCATCCATTACTCATGTTGATGGCACATGTAGAATACAAACATTGACCATAGAACAAAATGAAAACTTCTATGAGCTTATAAAATTGTTCTATAGTAAAACAAATGTTCCAATATTATTTAATACTTCTTTTAATCTAGGTGGTGAACCTTTGGTAGAAACTAAACAAGATGCTTTAGATACTCTTAAACGATCTAGTATAGATTATTTATATCTACCCTAAGCACTACAAGCTTCACATTCCAAATCAGAATCTAAACCAGTTACCATAACTGTAGCATCGGAGTTATGTGGTTTACCTTGAATTGTATGTATATGAGGCACGTTTCGGTGTTCTAATAATTCTTTGTGTAGTTTTTCGTTTTCTCTTTCCACTGCTAATAAACGTTCGTGGTAACGACTCACCTTATCAGCAAGGGTAGCTATAGCCTTCAATACTTCTTGATTTTCCATAATATCTCCTTGATTTATAATTTTTGGGTGAGATCCAATTTAAACATGTGTACAGAATATATCAAGAAATCTTTTTATAATTGTTTTCTTGACATGGTTTTTGTGTTATGAAAGAGACAGAAAAAAGAATGGAAGCACAAACAAACGTTTTTGGTAAAATGATTAAAAGGTACAGCATACCTTTGAGCGCTATTGATGATCTCAATAAAAAATATGAACAACGCAAAGAAAATTTAGAAAGTTTTGGTTGGAGATTAGCTGGAAGAATGGAATCAGAATTAAAATTTACTGACTTTATAGCTGATACAGAAGTTTCAAAATATATAGTAGATTGTATGAATGATTATATTGAAACATTAGAGAAAGTTAATTTGTTTGGAGGAAATAAAGAATTAGAAATTTTGAATTGTTGGATTAATGATATGAAAGAAGAAGAGTATAATCCACCTCATACTCATCACGATAATACAGGTTATTCATCGGTTATGTTTTTAAAAGTTCCAGAGTTTATAAATGATGCAAAAGATCCTCATAAATTTAAAGATGGTCAATTAGGTTTTACAGATGTTAATGGATCAAACTGCACATGGTTTGAACCCGAGGTTGGACATTTTTACTTATTTGACGCTTCTCATCAACATTTTGTTATGCCCTTTAAAGTAAAAAATAAAGGAGAAATTAGAAGATCAATGTCTTTTAATTTTATACAAAAAATTGTTTGAAAAAAAAATAAATTTTTGTGCAACAAACGAAGGTATGGTTGACATATGGCCACATCCAAAACCAGCCAATAGATTTGTTCCTAGTGAATACAAAAAGTTAGAAAGACACAGCAAAAACAATTTACACGCACCTACGTTAAAAACGTGCATGCCTTTTTTAGATTCAATGACGATGGGTTATATCATACCTTTTGATCAAGATTATGTTGTAGATCCTACAGAAGAAGATTTTAATGTTACACCTGCTAGTAGAAATCAAGAAGATTTTGGTTTTCATGGTAAAGCGCAGCTACCAAAAGAATGGCATAAAACTACAGGTGAAAATGCAGGTAAATTTCATAACAAATGGTTAATTAAAACCCCTCCAGGCTATAGCTGTTTGTTTATTCATCCCATGAATAGAATGGAAGAAAGATGGAAAATAATTGAGGGTGTAGTAGACACAGATACATATGTAAATTTAATTAATTTTCCTTTTATTTTAAAAAAAAGAGATGAACAATTTTTAATTAAACAAGGTGATCCTATGATACAGGTTGTCCCTTTTAAAAGAGAATCTTGGAAAGTATGGTCTGGTTTTTATATGGAAAAACTACATGGCAAAACACTAAAAATGTTAAGTAGTAAATGGGTTGATAGATATAAAAATATGTTTTGGAACAAAAAAAGTTTTAAGTGAAAACTAATTACAAATACGTAAAGAACATGTTGTCAAGCGATATGGTTGAATTTTTAACAACATATGCAATAAGAAAAGCTTCGGAAGGAAAAAATAGACCTGATGAACTTGTACCTTTATCTACTTCTTTTCATGCTTTTCACTCTGATATTTTTAATCACATTATTCATTTCTTACAACCTATCGTAGAAAAAGAAACAAACTTAAACTTAAAACCTATTTATAGTTTTAATAGAATATACTTACCTGGCTCCGACTTACCTATACACAAAGATAGACCGTCTAGTGAGATTAGCGCTTCTATAACTTTAAAATATTTTTACAAAGACAAAGATTATAAATGGCCATTATGTATGGGAGATAAACCAATTGTAATTGAAAAGGGTGATGGTGTTATTTACAAAGGTTGTGAAATAGATCATTGGAGACCTGTTTTTAGTCAACCCGATGGTTGTTGGCATCATCAACTATTTGTTTTTTATATTAATAGAGAAGGACCTTTTAAAGATCTTGAAGAAGAAACAACTCAAGAAAAAGTTGATTCTAATGTAGAGTTAGAAAAAAAATTAGAAAAAATTACGAATAATTAGAGTCGTAAGCCATCCAATTTGCTAAGGCATTACTTGTTCCATTAGTTAAATCATCAGCGACAGCAGTATCGTAAGCAGTTTGTGCAGCTTCTATTTGACCTTTTCTTGTTTCCGCCCAAGTAAGTAAAGCAGCGATAGTTGTAGATCCTACAGCATCACTTGTAGCACTTAAATCTGTATTACCTGTCATCATACCAGTCGAAGCATCTTTACTTTGAATTTCATTTTGTCCAGGTAAGTTATTCCATATTACGCAATGAACAGTATTTGGACACCATCCGTCTACCCAGTTTTTACCTTTTTCCGCCCAAGGAATAAAAAATGAATTATCAACTAAAATGTTATCTCCGTTTTGTATTACTATTTGTGTTGCCATCAATATCTCCTAATGCTTTATAATATAGTTTACCACCACAAAAGGTGAGAATGAATTTGTACCTGCTGCTGTAACAGCGCCAGTTAAACTTGTTGTAATATTACCCGTTAATGTTCCTGATAAAGTATGCGAGTGATTGTGACCAGTTCCAGAACCCGAACTGTTTGTGTTTGCGTTTGACGTTCCTGCTCTAGTACCTGTGCTGCTTGGACCACCTGAGTTAGGTACACCACCAGCATTTGTTTTTTCATAACCGTGACTGTGACTAGACATTTGTGCCGTTGTAATAGAAGTATTAGCAATACTTCCTGTTACAGTTACAGATTGGTTAGTTGCGTTAGTTGCAGCTTGGTTGTTAGTTACAGCAACTGTTACTGTATTTGCTCCACCTGTACCAGCTAAGTTATATGTATTACCATCAAAACCTTGTGGCATTTTACCTTGTAATTGAGGAACGTTAAAAGTTGTTGATCCATCACCGCCTCCGTAAGTAGTAGAAACTACAGCAAATAATTCTGCATAGGTTGATCTTGATACAGCTGCACCGTTACACAATAAGTAACCTGCTGGAGCTGTAGCTTTAGTCCAAGGCTTAATAGCCCCTACTTCACTTCTGTTTACTATATCTTGTAAGTTAGCCATTAGTCGTTATATTTCAACCTCCACCCATTGTCTGCGTTTACATATACCAGAGCAATGCCCGCACTGTTAGTGCTTATTGTTAAATCCGCAGCAGAACCTTGTATCTTTTGCGAGTTACGACCTACTGTCAAATTGTTTGTACCAAAAGTTCCTTCAGCGTCAATAATTTTTACTTGATTTCCAATTGTAGGAGAAGCAGGTAAAGTAATTGTAAATGCACCGCCAGAGGTATCAGCGAAAAGATTGTCTCCGTCTGATGCTGTGTAGTTACTAGTTTTAATAACCCAAGCTTCACCTAAACCAGCTAATGAAAAAATATCATACCAGTTAGTTCCGTCAGTAGCTAATAATCTATACTTACCATTAACAACAGTTGCAGTATTTCCTGAAGCACCCAATCTAGCAGATATATCTGCACCACCACTGATGTTATTATAAATACCAACAGTTTTTTGTGTAGCTGGAAACTGTACAGTGTGAGTTGTAGAAACAGTTCCTGTAAAAATTATTTGATTTTGTCTAGCTTCGTTGTTTGCTTGAGATTGTGGGCCATCACCGTTTGTTAGTGTGGTTGAAGTTCCTGTAGTAATTGCTTTAGAATAAACACCAGCAATAGCAAACTCAAACACTTGAGAGAAATTGTTATTCGTAATAGTACCCCAGGTACCCGAATTTTCTCCTGATGTTTGTAGCTCTATTCGTAAGCCAGTTGAATAAGTTGAACTCATTTAATCTCCTAATAAAGTTTTAGTTATTATTTTAAAGTTTGTCAAAACTTTTTTATGCAGCTTGATGAACTTCTGTCCAACTTATGGCTGGGTTAGAATCATCTACTTCAGACCAAAAAGTTCCTTGTAGATTACCTGTGCTTATTGTAGCAGAAACTCCAGTCGGTGTAAAGCTAACATCTGTGCGAATATTCAATGCTCCAGTTGATACTGTAGCCTGTACACTAGGCGCTTCATAAACACTTGCTTGCGTAGCATCTCCTAAACCCGCAACTAATCCAATACCTGTTGCAGCGACAGTTGCTCCTCCTGTTACAGAGGTAGGTTCATTAGTGCTGATTGTCGTTCCGTTACCAGTTACGGTTACTGGAGCCGAACCTGAAATTGTTGGAGTTCCTCTTGTAGAAGTAAGTGCAATACCTGTTGGTGATACATTTGCATCTCCTGATACAACCTCTGTACCAAGACTTGCTGATAAAGCATTACCTGGAGGAAAAGCTGTTTTACCAATAGCTATAGCAACAGTTCCTACGGTAGCATCTAACTCAGGTTCACTAGCGGCAACAACAGTTAATTGCGAATCTCCTGATATAGAGAATGTTCCAATAGATGATGTTGAACTAACACCAGTGACAAATACCGATGTGCCTGGTGTATTTGTAGAAGAAGTTAATCCAAGTCCTGTAATAGTAGGATTAACAGAAATATTTACTGTTGGGGTGCTAGTTGCAGTAGTACCTTGTACTCCCGTAAGAGCATAAGAGTTTTCTGTTGTATTCCAAAGATTGTCACTCCATCCAATAATGACACCAGCACCTGTAACGCCTCTATCCCAACCTGATTGAAATAAGGTAGCAACAGTTTCATCACCTAGTGATGCTGTAGTTCCTAAACCAGTAACAGTGTGAGTTGAAGATCCTGTAACAGTTTCTGTTCCAAGAGCAGAGGTAATTGAATTACCTACAGCCGTTAATGTTTGACCACCTGTACCAACAGCAGTTCCTAAAGTAGAAGTGGTGCCTACACCAGTAAGCGTAATGTTACAATCGCCCGTAAGCGTTAGAGAACCTAGAGATGACGTGAGGCCATTACCTGTTGCGTCAACGGGCGCAAAAGTATTCCATGCACCCGAATTCCAGGTTTGTCGGCCCCATCCTTGGACGGAGGCCATAAATTATCTCCTTATGCTATTCTTAGAATTGCAGCAGTTGCTTCAGCAGCAGGGAACGTAATTGTAAATGTTCCTGAAGTTGAAGTTTTAACCGCACCAAAATCTAAGACACAAACAGATGCATTTGTAGTTAATCCAGTTACAGTTGAACTATTATAAATAACAGCAGCTTGTGCTGAAATAGTTGCACTTGTAAATGAAATATCTGAAAAATCACAAACAGCAGCGTCGCCTGATAATGCTGGCGTAACAGATGTTAATGCTCCACCACCTTCAGAATAAGTGCCAGATGCTCCTACTTCGTCAGTTTGTTGAAATGCAGTTGTTGATTTGCTCAACGTTGCTTCGTTATCGTATAGTGCTAGTTTAAAAG